AGTAATCATAGTCATTTGTCATAATCAACGGTGAATGCAGTTGGGTTACCTGCGTTTGCACGATTAGCAACTTCTCGCTTATCGTTAAAGTGTAATAGAAGCAATCCGTAATGGATAATCTTTATGATGTCCTTACGTGCTGTTCCTTTTCTATCATATCGTGATGCATATTTTAGCACATTACTTCTGCAAAATGCTTCAGCGTCACCAACTGAATCAATTAGATCGAGAGTTTGTACATTTCCTACAGAGTAATGTCCTCTGTAGGTGTTACTAATGTAATCTTCGATCTCTTTTAAGAGTTCTTTTTCGTTATACTTCTGCATAGAATCTACTGTGTAATAATCAGTTTCATAATCTAACCCATCTTCAAGGGCATCTAAATCAGAGAGCATTCTATTCCTCCAGATCTGGTAGTTTCTTTTCAACCCAGTGATCTGTATTATCAATCCCTGCTGCCTTCACATAACGCATGATATGTTCATCGATTTGATGATAGACTGGATGTAGATCCAAGTCCATATTAATATCATGTGCTATCTGTGATATTTGATCTGCTGAAAAGCAATGATCGGGATGTAATAGATCACAACATGGTACTCGTTTCTCAATCAATTCATTTAGATTGATACGAATTTCGTAGTCTCTATATACTGGCATCTTCCTCCTCGTTTGATTCTCCTGCATCAACCTTGGTATATAGATCAAGGAATGACTGCTTTGTATCATCATCGAAACGATTCACACAATTAGTAATAGCAGTTAAACGATCACCAAAGATCTGATATGCTTGAACTATGTGAACTAATCGACGAGTTGTAATAACTTCATCCACTCCTCCATCGAAGAATGTTTTTCTTATCACTCCTGCCCATTTTACCAGATTTTCAGCAAATGTCAATTCACATCCAACATTAGATAAAATCTTTGTCTCTATCGCTGCTGAAGGATAGTCCTGTTCAAAAGTTACTGGGAATCTTTCGAGAAAGGCTTCGTTGAGCACATTAGTTCCAACAAATCTTCCGTCGTCTGAACCTTTACCTTTAGTATTTGCGGTGGCGATGACTGTGAATCCTGCTGTTGGTTTGACGTACTTTCCAATCTTTTTAAGGAAAACTCCTTTACCTTCAAGGATGGACTGGAGACAGAGAATCTTGTTTGAGGCAAGGTCGATTTCGTCAAGGAGCAATACAGCCCCTCTGTCGAGAGCTTCAATAACTGGTCCGTTGTGCCAGACGGTATCGCCATTAACAAGACGGAACCCCCCGATAAGATCATCTTCATCTGTTTCTATAGTAATGTTTACTCTGATGAGCTCCCTATTTAGTTGAGCACATGTTTGTTCTACTCCTAATGTCTTACCATTACCAGAAAGACCAGTAATAAAAACAGGGTAAAACTGTCTAGAAGAAACAATCTTCTTAAGAGACGGTGCGTTCCCAAAGGGTACATAGTTTTGATCACGCTCTGGAACATATTTGACCGTTGTCGATTCTGTTGATGTTGCATTATAAGTCTTCTCTAATCTTTCTGCTAAAGTTAAATTCCATTTACCACGTCCAATTTTAGAGAACTGTGGTAGTTTGTTCATTCTCTTAGTAACACTTTGAATCTGAACACCCTGACTATCAGCAAATTCTTTTACTTGGTCACTATTTACATCTCCAACTTTGAAGAATGAAATCAGATCTTTGTCTGAGAATTTTGCTTTGAAAGTCATAAGTCCTTTGTTTTGATATATTAATTATAGCATAGAGGCTTAAAGAAACAAGCCAGAGTAGACACTTATAGATCTGTCCACTCTCTCTTCAATTGCCTGATATCACTAGACCCAAACAAAGCTTTACATCTTTGTTCTGCATCCTCTCTTAAGTTAGACGCACAAAGGAACTCAACTTTTGTCAATCTATTAGATTGTAACAAAACGTAAGCAGACCATTTAGTTTGTTTCATAATACCAACATAGGTTTTGGTTTACAGAATAATACCTCATCAATATAATGATCAACCCATTCTTTATCAAACCACTTTTCTAAAATTCCACGAGTCTTATCATTCTTTCTTTGTTGATCACAGTACTTACATTGATCTTGATACCTTTTATATGCATCCTCCATACTTCCCTTCTCAGCAGATGCAACTGTCTTACAATATATTCCAAGATAATTTAAAACAAGACAGTAAAAATTTGCCATATCTATATCTTCAGTAAGACGCATAAACTTACAATAAGGAGAAAATATTTCTCCACCCCATGAAGGAAGTTCTCTCTTCTCACCAATATTAAATTCATTACTAATCTCTTTAACATCATCCCATTTATCAAACCCTGATACAGGAGAAATATCAACTATAGCAGCAGTCACTACCTTATCAGTAGCAACAATATCACACCCAAAGATAGGAATATTATAATTTGGATCAGGAAAGAATACAGAATGTAATATCTTCATCCCTTTAATCTCTGCCAATTCTAAATGTATTTTCCTGAGACCAGGTGCTTTATACATCGTATTCCTAATAATCAAATCATCCTTTTTAACTTCCCCTATAGGACTCTCTAAAGGTTCCACACCAGTAATATCTTGCATAGTATATGAAAGTAATACTGCTATGTCTTGTACTATATCATTCTGCATAACTAAAAAAGAACTCCTTGATTAATTGTTCCGATTCTTCTTTACCAAATTGATTAGAAAGATATCCTGAGATAGGATCCAATCTTATCATATAGGAATCAAAATCTTTATAGACTGTAGTATCTTCTTCAGTCGGTTGTGCCTTATCTATCATCTCTTTATAGAGTGACAAATAATATTTAAATGTAGGAAGATATGTATTAACCATATCCATCTCACAATACCTCACAAAGATATTATCAGAGAAATGATTACCCTTCTCAAAGAAACGATATGTTTCTGTTGTCTGAGGTAATGGTGGTACTTTCAATAGATAATTCTCTACTGGATGTTGAAAGTCAAATACTATTATAACTTTCTTTTTATTAAATCCCATCAAGTCCATACCAAAGCAAGGAAGGTTATGTCCTGTCTTAGGATAGATTACATTATTATGGATGTTAATAGTATCATCCCATATATCAACGTGCCTAGACTTAATAAAATGCTTACCAGAATATCGGTCAGCAGTCAGATTGACACCTCTTTTATTTTTCCAAGTTGTATGGTTACTTTCAAAAACCATATCGGGAAACGTATTGAATACCGCTTCCCTATATCCATCCCATAAATTACTCATGCTATCTGCTCAATAAATGCATTAAGGACTTTTTTATTAGTCATCTTAGAACCCATGTGCTTTTTAAATGCACGTCCTAGTTCTGCCCTAGTAGCAACTTCACCCTTCTGCTTAACTTCAAGATCTTGAGTATTGCCACCTAATGATTTATCTGCAATATAGAAAGACTCTGTAAATCCTGCATTCATCTTAACAGATGCAAACTTTTCTCTCTTCCATTGTTTGTCAACAACTTCAGATTCCTCCCATGTTAAAGTGCGTAAGAACCTTTTCAATTCATTTCCAGTACAGATACGAATACCAACCCAATTGTAATTAGTAATCTCTCTATAGAAGCTAACAATCTCTTTTGTAGTTTCGTATGGAGAAGATGAAATCTCTCTAGAGTATCCAGTCTTAGGATCTCTAAGAATAAATTTCTGGTGTCTTGAACTGTATTGAATTGATCTAGTTATAAAATCATCATCACCATTATAATAATATTGATCTCCAGATTTCTCTTTAAGATAAACCATAGGTTGTGATTCACCATCAGATAAGCAAACTACATTTACCTTAGTAACATTCTCAATTCTCTTAAGTCTATCAACAAGTGCAGGAGCACAAATTACTGCTTCAGCAAGAGGAGTACCACCAAGAGTATACTTATGCATATAAGATAAACCATGACGTGACATACCATATGCTTGACAGTAAATATACATCATAGACTTCTCTAGAGACTTAGCATTCTGTTTAGATGAAAAGAATTCTAATAATGCAAAGTCACCAGTCAGTCCTAAAATATTATTCTTAGGATTTTTAATAGCAGGATGAACTTCACCTCTGCTAGAATGTGCAGATTGAAATGCATAAACTCTAAAAGGAATACCAACTTTCTTACAGAACCAAACAAGATTGTAAGTCTGAATAAGAGTATCAATTAATTGATGCTGCATAGAACCAGACCAATCAATAAACATTACCAAACCATGATTCTTACCTTCTTTAACAGTAGTAACTCTCTTAAAGATATCATCAGTAATCTTATACTTGAATAAAGAATTTGTATTAATAACACCTGTTTTAGAAACTGCTGCTCTCTTATACTCATCAGCAGATTTTCTCATCTCAAATTGCTTAACAAGATAGTTAACACTACGTTGTGCTTCCTTCTTAGAATTTAAATACTGTTGCTTTGCCTCTCTAAGTTGACCAAACATCCAATCATGAGTGTGCTTATCTGCGGTAGCATACCCTTCATAATGATAATAAAGATCTTCCTGTACTGTCCAATAATCTATAACAGCACTATCAATATCTATTTCTGGAGTAGTTAAATAAATCCACTCTCTGTCATCATCATCAACTAATGTTTCTAATGCCTGTCTAAGTGCTTCTTCAGTTTCACTCTTAAGTTCATCGCACTCTTCATTACCTGCTTCATAACTAGGTGTCTCTAAATCAGAAGTGTCACCACCTTCCTTACCATCCTGTCTATCACCTTCACCATCTTCATACTCAGTATCGTCCTCACCCAAATCAGGTCTGTCAGGAGTTACTGTTTCTTGCTCATCAGTATCCTGAGGTAGATCCATTTCAAGATCCATATCAACTTGAGGTGGTGTTATACTTTCTTTCTGATCTTCTTTACCCTTAGCATACTCATACAAATCATTAGAAAGATCTATAACATCTTGGAAAGTATTTGTTTTAGCAGCACGATCTACATATACTTGCTCTTCATCTGTAAATTCTAAATCAACACATCCTTTAAAATAAAGATTGATTCTATCAATAAAGGACATCTGGTTAACATCTGTCTCAGCAACACCAAAGAAATCTTGATGCCATAACTCACGATAACCCTCAAAGAAAGACTTGCGAAGACCAGGATATGTAACCTTCATCATACGTTCTATACGTGCATCCTCTATGACGTTCACAAACGCTTTAGGAGCGTCTATAGGAATGTTAGGGGTATATAGAGCATGTCCGACTTCATGTCCAACTAGAAGGTCATAAACAGTATCAGAAGCAGTCTTCCAAATAGGAAGAACAAGAACACGATTATTAACATCAAACGATGCAGTACTAACCTTACGATGTTCTACAGTAAGATTTTCTGTTGCTAACAGTCTAGCAAGTGTTCCTTTTACTTCTGAGTTTGCCATACTTCCTTTGTGTATATACTTATTATACCACTTCTACGATGACAGGTTTGGTAGGAGGGACAGTTTGTGGACTGTCACCCCAGTGTCTTATGACCCCTGCAGTAATAAAACAGTTAGTGACGAGATAAGATACGAAAATAATAGAACGTACCAGAACAACGTAGTTGTCGTAGGGTTCAGTTTTTTCGTCAGAGAAGCTACCCAACGCATACTTCCAAATCCTCCATACTTTAATCATTAATCAAATATACTATGTTTTGATGTACCAGCATTATCATTTGATATATTTCCTATGCCAGTCTCTTCTGTTTCTGTCAATTCATAACTCCAATCTTCCACTACAGTATTTGCCAACAACAAATCACTAAGTTTAAATAACTCTTTCTCTGCTGTTTCATAATCTTTTGCATCAAACCAATAATCAATTACCTTACCAATTCGCAATAGATGTGATTGAAGACCTTCAGCAACCCTGTGAGTATTATTCATCACAGCATTACCAGCAGCATCTGATACAGATCCTCTTAGTCTTACATTTACAGTTGCTTTAAATCTCATAGTTATTCATCATCCGTCATTTTAGAAAAATCATTAATCTTTTCAAATCTAAGACACCTCTTAAATTTATCCCTAAGTATATCACCTTTATGTGATATAACAAATAGATTAGTATCTCCTCCTAACTTTAAAAGTATAGTAAGAAGTTCACCAGTAGCAGAAGCATCAAGAGAACTATCAAATACTTCATCAAGTATAAGAAGATTAGTAGCAGCAGAGTTCTTCATACGTGCTACCTCTCTCCATGTAAAGAGAAGTGCTAGATCTATCTTCTGCTTTTCACCTTCAGAGAAAGAAGAGTAACTAAACTCATCTCTAAATCTACTCTTGATAACTTCATTAAACTCCTCATCAAGAGTGAAGTTAAAGAAGGTATCCATACTATGTAAGTACTTATTAATTAAGTTATTAAAAATAGGAATATATTTTTTAATAATCTGTCTCTTAATACCAGAATCTTTTAATAGAGTTGACACAACTTGAAACTCATCAAGAGTCTTATTAATTTCAGAACAATCTTTTTGAGTTTTATCTAACTGGGATTCCAAAGTTCTAATAGTCTCCATCTCCTTATCAATATTAGGAGTGTTATCCTTTAACTCTTGTAATTCTTTTTTTATTTCTAAATTTTCTAATTCAATACGAACTACTTCTCTTTCATGATTAGATATTTCAGTACGAAGTTCATACAATTCTAAAGAAATAGTTTCAATCTTATCAATAGTTTCTAATACATCCTTAATACTTTCTTTAGATTTCGAGACTTCTTTAGTTAATGCAACTCCATTAGTTTTAAGCTTTGACATCTTACTCTTTTTAAATGTCTTACCAATTGCTTGAGTGCAAGTAGGACAAACATCATTAGACTCAAAAAACTTTGCTTCCTTTGTAAGACGTTTTAGTTCTGCTTTATTCTCTGCTTGTTCATTACGTAATGATTGTAATTGAGTTTTATATTCTGCAATATCAATTACTTCCTTCTCACGTTCTTTTAATTCTGCTTTCTTAGATATACGTAGTTTTTCCTTTTCAATTACATCCTTTGCATTTGCTTTATGCTTTTTCTCCTTTTCTTTTTTTCTTGTCTCATTAACTTCCTTAAGGGAATCAATTAATTTTTGTTGTAACTGTACTCTCTCTTCAGCAATACCTAAAAGGTGTTTACAATCTTTACTCTGACCTAATGTATTTCGCATTCGATCTTTCAAGAGTGTATTCATGTTTGAGAAGATCTGGATATCGAGTAGATCTTCAATAACTTCTCTCCTGACACTTGCTCCGAGTTGCATGAATGGGACAAAAGTGGATGATCCGAGGATGACGACTTGTGTAAAGGACTTAAAGTTGAGTTTGAGTACTGATTGTTCCAGATACTTCTGCGTGTCTTTGGCAGCAGCCTCTTGGTCAACCATCTTATTGTTCTTGTAAACCTCAAAGAGATTGGGTTTTGCACCTCTGAAAACTCTGTATTCATCTTTACCTATAGAAAAACATACTTCAACTTTTAGTCCCTTCTCGTTTATACTATTAACTAATTGCCCTCTATTAATTTTACGAAAAGGTTTATTGAATAAAGCAAAGCACAGAGCGTCTAACATAGTAGACTTCCCTGCACCGTTAGTACCTACAACAAGTGTAGATGGACTATCATTCAATTGGATCTCAGTCCATTGGTCACCAGTAGAAAGAAAGTTCTTCCACTTGATGCTCTCAAATACGATCATTCTTTAATAGGAGGGACAACTAAATCGTTTTTAGAAACAATTGCATAAGTATAACCGAACTTTTCACAGTTTATAGCAACAGCATTAACATCAATATTCATTAGTTCCAAAGGTTTTCCATAACTGGACGCATCCAAATAACCCATATATCTTTCAGCATCTTCTTTTTGCTCAAACATATGGACTGTCTTTGTTTGCTTGTTATTACTGACAGCATAAACACCACCAGTATTCTTATCGACTAAGATGAACATTACAGTTCTGAAGCCTCCATATAAAGAGATCTCATAATGCCTTTAACATTAGACTTGTCAACTTTAAGATCTATCTCATCTATGTAGTTGTCTAATAGAGTCATAGTGTCTTCAGTCTCCATGACTGCATCACCATCTTCTAAGTCAACACTAAGATCCTCAATAATTTTTAGATCTGCTAGACCAAGATCCTGAAGTTGCTTAACTGCATAATCAAATTTAGCATAGTCACCCTTGTCTTCTACTATGAGTTTGACAAACGTTCCATGCAGTTCTGATTTATCGGGAATATGTACACCATCATTATAGTACAACTTATGGAAAGTGTCAAAGGGATTTCTATAGAAAGTAGTTTTATATGTTTCAGTATCAAATACATGGAACCCTCTCTTACTGCCATAGTCATTCCAATACAACTGATATGGGTTACCAAGATAATAGCAATTACCCATATTAGATTTAGTATGATAATGTCCTGAGAATACTTTATTAAACTTACTAAACATACTCATATCAGTACCTGTATTCATTACATGACCAGGATGAGCCTCAAAGCCGTTAAGCTCAAGATGGCCCATACAGATAGGTGCAGTACTTTCTGTGATGCTTCGTAAGGTTCTGTCGTAGTTCTCATCACATATCCAAGGAAGAAGTAATATGTCAGTACCGTCAAAGTTACGGGTAGTAGGTTTATCGATAACATCTATATCATAGTCTCCCAACAGATCTTCTGGTGAATTGATCCTTAGTGTATTTTTATAATATATGTCATGATTACCAATCAAGGCAGTCATATGACATCCCAATTCCTTAACAGGATCAAACCACATTTCCTTTGCAGCATCCAAAGACATGAAATTAATATACCGTCTTCTATCAAAGGTATCTCCTAGATTTATTATCTCCTTAATACCAGATGCTTTTAAAAAAGGTATAACAATTTCACTATAAAATTTTCTATAGTGTTCAATAAAATATTGATTGTCATTACGGACCCCAAAATGTTGATCAGTAATTAAGAGTACTTTCATCCAAATCTAGCAAGTGGTGGTTGTGATCCTACAAGATCTTTAAAGAAAAATGTAAGGGTTAATCTTTCTTGTGTTCCATAAGTCTGAGCACAATGAGGAACCTGACTATCGTAAGCAATCATACGATTGAATACATTCTTAAAGTCAACAGACAGATCGTATTGTCCGTTAACCGCATTATATGCTCTTTCATAGTTTTCGTCAAGTATGCTTTCGCCAGCATAATGTCGATGTTCAATTTGAGTATGCTCATCCTCAGTCCAAGCATAACCCTTTCTCATCGTAAAAAGATTAGTACCAGTATCAGGTTCTGGTACTCTATTTAAGTAAATTAGACCTGCAAGTAAAATAGATGCGTCTTGATGTACCCATCCCCTATTCTTTAAATGATATTGATCCTTATGTAATGGTCTTATTTTATGGAATCTAATTTCAGCATTCCAATTAACATGATTATAATTACTCCAATTATTACTATGATAATAGTTTCTTAAAATTCTATTACCAACATACCTATCTAGATCCTGATCTATATTAAACAAAGTATCTGATCTAACACCAGGATATTGATGTTCTTCTGCAAGAAAGTATTGAAGAGATTCACCATAGTCAATAATTTTTTGAGGATCTGGGAAGAAGTTCTCTACACAGATAACAGGAAACATAGACATAATTAAAATCTCATATATGGTGGATTGATACCACGAAGTTGATGGAAGAAGAATGCAATAGTTAATCTATTTTGTTTGTGTCCAAATGTATTAACTCTATGTGCTTGTTGATTATTAAAACACATCATCCTATTATATCGATTCTGTACTGTTATAGTTTCTTCCCATTCATCATTTATAGATCTCCATCCTTTTTCAAATACATCATCTGGAATATCTTCACCATTATAATGAGCACGTTCCACTTTAATACCTTCAGCATTATTCCAAAAATATCCTTTCTTCATTTGTAGGATAGATGTTCCTGTATCAGGTTCAGGATCTGGATTTAAATAAATGATACCACCAAACTTAATAGATGAATCATAATGAGCCCAACCTCTATTCTTTAAATGATATTGATCATCATGCATAGGATGGCAAATCTGAAATCTAATATCAGCCATCCAATTTAAACTTGTATCTTTTTTGAATTCACCATCATGAAACCATGATCTAAGGATACGTTGACCAATATACCTATCCAATTCTACATCAATTTCAGAAAATGGAGCAGTCCTTTTTCCAGGATAAGTATTTTCAGGAGCAGGTTGATATGGTAATGAATCTGCAAGACGAACTATCTCATCTGGTCTCTCAAAAAAGTTATCCTGAATAGTAGTGGGGATCATAATATTATCTCTTCGTATTCATCTCCACTCTATTTTTTATTCCTGCATAATCAGCACTAGTATCTCCATCAGTAGAGAACACATGATCATACCCAGACTTCTCTAAAATTTTATCTTTAATATCCATCTGACGTTTCTCTTTAGCAATACGTCTTAAGAATGCATAGTAAACTATCTGTGTAAAATAAGCAAATGGATTCTTACTCTTTGCTGGATCAAAATTATCTATGTATTGTATACAGTTTTCTATACCATCACAAACCATATCATCCTTATACATGTAGTTGATAAAGTTTGGTCTATATGATAGATGAGTTGCAATCTTTAAAAAACAACCTCCTATGTAATTATTGACACGAGGTTTAGGAAGACCTTTCTCTTTGGCAATTTCTACTTTCTCTTTGTACTTTACGATAGCAGCAAGGAACTCGGCATTATTGACATAATGTTGTTTCTTTTTAGGAGCAGCTCTCTTCATATTGTTCTCCTTTCAGTGTTTCTATTTTAACAGGGCTTGACAAGATTGTCAATCACCTGTAGACTAACCATGTTAAGGGTTCAGGGATATATTATGTATTATATATTTTTTCAAATAAAACTCTTGCTTTATCGATTGTTCCTAGATATCCAGACGCTTCATTAATTTTTGCCCTGCGACGTGAGATCCGAATTTTCTTTTCTTCTTCAGTCTCTTGTCCTTCGTTAGTAGATAGATAAGTTTCATACATTAATACTACTTCCTTACTCATAGAAGCAACAGCAATAACATCTTTTTCACGAACAATAATAAATTCTTCATCAGATAGTTGCATCCATTTATGAAAACCTACACCACGCATTAATTTATTCTCACCCATCTCTTTATTAAAAATTTCAATAACAACTGGGTCTTGAAGGAAACATAATGTTTCTCCATTATCATCTGTAAGAACAGACTTAGCTAGAATCTCCTCACCGTTGTGCAGTTTAAAGACTCCATAGAATTCTTCTTCATGTTTAGCGTAGTTAATTGCCATAATCCTTAAGTTTAATCTCTACGATTTCATAGTTAAAATCTTCTTCTTTGTATATTTTTAATCTCTCAAAGAGATGGAGAAGAGTATAGTTCTTCCCATTATCTCTACTAATATCGTCAGCTATATCATATAGCGTTGCCTCTACTTTTCCTTTAGACTGTCGAAGTACCCTTCCGATTGACTGGAGATTTCTGACTCTGGACTTGGAGGGACTGGCGAAGACGAGGTTGTGCAACCGTTTAATGTTAATCCCAGTACTGAAAGTGCCATAACTGGCAACAATAATCGCATTACTTTCATTTTCTACTAAGCTCCGTATATGTTCTCTATCATCGACATCCACTCCACCATAAACAAAGTGTACTGGTCTGTCTGTATGACTATTTATCATCTCATACAAAGGGTAACCGTGCTTCTCTACGTAATTGAATAACACTAATGTGTTTCCTTTTAGATCACATGTCAAATTACGAATGAATTTATTTCTTTGCTCATGCGAAACAAGATAATCCATCTCATCTTGATATCCTTCAAAGATTTGTTCGTGATGTTTTAATACTAAAATCTTAACTTTCAACTTAGCAACATGACCTTGCTTCATCAATTCATTAGTTCTTGTTACTTGAGAACATCTACCAAACACACCTTCTAATACTAACTGATTAACGTTAGCACCATCTAACGTACCAGTAAATCCAATACGATATTTACATCCATGCAACTTAGACATTAAAGTAGTTAAAGACTTGGCCTTGAATAAATGTGCTTCATCACCTATAATGACATCAAACCTCTCAAACCATTTACGAGGTTGTTTATAAATGGATTGCCAAGTTGATATAATTACTTTATGATCGGTGTTCTTTGCTTCACCCGCATAAATTTTATGACAATATGCTTCTGCTTTCCATCCATAACTTTCAAAATCCTTATACATCTGTTCAACTAAAGATGTAGTAGGAACTACAATCAACACTCTTCTGTCAACATTAACATGGAATCTAACTAATGAATAAATCATCAACGATTTACCAGAAGCTGTTGGTGACAGGAGTAGTCTTCGGTTATATCTTAAGGACTCATATATTGCCTTATATTGGTAATCACGAACCTGTACAGGTAAACGAAGTGCCTTCACAAATCCAACGACAGATTCAGGAGTAATTAAATCATTTTTTTCTTCAGGGTGTCCAAACTTTTCATTCTCTTTAAATTCATATGAGTACCCTCTCTTTCCAGCCCACTCAGTAAGATAACTAACAAGACCACAATATATCTCACCAGTAGCAGGTGAGTATAAGTGTACCTTACCATCCCATCCTCTATACCTATTCTTCCTCTGCATATATTTTGCAGACTCTACTTCAAAGGAAAAGAATTCAGCAGCCTCTTGATGAAGATGAGGTTCTGCTTCTACCTTTAAGTAGACTTCATTTTTCTTATGTATAAGGAGATCCATAAAACCAAGCTACCAACGACTTTCGTATTCCTTTTGTTACTGGTCTGACTCTATGCCACATATCAGACTGAAAGAATACAGCAGAACCTTTTGGTAATTTCACAGTATCATACCTTGGATTGGTTCCTGGTTTATATATCTCGATATCCAACTCGCCACCTTCAAACTCAGACTCATCATTCATGAGAAGGGACATACTAATTTTTCTAATGCATCCATGCATTCTAGGATCATGTGATCTATTATGTTGATCTACATGCCAATCATAAAAATTATCTTCAGTATAAATTCCAAACTGAACTGGTTCACATCCTTGTATATTTAAATTCCATTCAGTTAATTTATTAATTTCTCCTACAACACTCATCAACATCTTAAATAGATTCGTGTCGTTAATCCATGCTACTTCACTTTTTCTAATAGCGATCTTACTTCCTTTACCATCTATAGCACTATCTCTCCATTCTAATTCCTTATTTGATATAGCCTTCTTTACTATATCTAATGCTGCTGGAGAGAGTTCTATAACTCTATAAAGATCACCGTATCTCATTACATACCTGCTTGAAACTTCTCCCAATCTATAGCGTTTTTAATTTGATAATTGCGATTATTAATTTGTCGCAATACACTATCAAGGAAAAGTATTGTCTGCTCTATGTAGTCTATTTTTAATTGTAATTTTCTGACATCTTCATCTGCTTCGATGAACATATTAATTTCTTCTTTAGTAGTCAATTTAAAATCAAATGGTGTATCTCTGTATATTGTTGCAGGTGCTTTTCCTTTATAATATATCCATTTTGATTTAACCAATCCTCTCATTTCACTTTCTCTATCTTTCTTCATTAGAGAGTATGTATTATAAAATTCCATATATCTCATATGGAGTTGAGGAATCCTTACAGATTCTTCACCATACTCCCTTTCTTTAATTACACTATCTTCTTTCCATTTATCCTGTAGAGATTCCAGATTCATACATCTAAACTCAATTGAACATTAATAATAAATTTATTATAAGTTGTACCGTTATTATAGCAATAGGTATTGAATACCCTTTTCATTTCATCATGCGAGAGACTACAATGTTTTGCTGCTTGGGGTACATTCCATTTAGCAGCAAATAACATTCTAATAGCATGTGATCTCTGATTCAAATACCTTGGTCTTTAGTTTTTTCAAAAAATTCTTTCATCGATGATGAAACATCAGGTGGCTCTGGATAACCATACCCTTTAATCTTCATCCACTTCTGACGCATAGCACCAAGTAACCAAGACTGGGATAGACTCTTAGGTCCATTCTCTAGCAACTCAAGTTGTTTCTTGTCACTTGTGTATGCTTTGTATTCTTCTCTCCAGTTGGAGTCATCGAAGTCTGTTATAAGTTTTTTATTTCGGGGTTTGTCCCCTTTTCTTAATCCCACTGGTTCTACCTCCCATACCGTTATATGTATAGACCCTAATACCCTAGCACAGGTATCTCATTTTGTCAACGTCTGGTCTGACTGTTCTTATTCCTTACTTCATAGAGGACATACTCAAACGTTGCTTGTGCGGTAAAGTAATTATTATCGTCTTGCGTTACATCAAAATTAACTGTTGATAATGATACTGGGAATAGATCTTTAAATACTACGTCAAAATTTACAATATTATTATTGTTAAGTACCTGTAAAGTTGCATCAGATGTTTTAGTATCTGCATTCTTACCTAAACCTGCACTATATTTGTCCACCCAATCAACTCTCTCTTGATAATCCTGAGGAGTACCTAATGCTCTAATCCAGTTGTGAAGTTCCATATAATTTCTTAGATCTTCATCAACTAAAAAATCTATATTCAGATTACCATATTCCATATTCCCTTCTAAAGGAACTGTAACCATACCTCTAGTGGGCATCGGAATTGCACCCAATCTTATGTCAGGTATCTCTGCTCTCTGGCATAAGAAAGATGTTCTCCTTGCTTTATCCAATATAAAAACAAATCCAATTGGAGACAAGTAGTTCTTATTTGTTAATTGCTCGTTATACCAGTTAGCCATCAGAGTTTTTAATTATTTATGTCCATCTAGTAACCAACATTTCTACAGATCCATCATTCTTGACTTCCTGTGATTCAATTTCATATCCCTTTTCTTCTGCAGCCATAGTAACAACCCATATAGCATACTCTTGTGATACCTTATCTATGAATCTTTTTACAGGTATGGGTTCATCCCATGTTTGTAAATCCGTAACCAACTCATACTCACCTGTTGTACGATTCATACGAAAACCAATATTATTTCCAGCTGTAACATCCGCAATAACTTCTTCATGGATATGATCAGCAGGATTTTTCATCGTTTGATTGATGTCTACAGGATAACCCATAAGCATTAATGCGTGAAGTAATGCCTTACGATCCTTAAGCTTGGTCTTGATTGTGCTGAAGTGTGACATCTGTTACTTCGTTTTGTTTGTAGTATTCTGCTGTATGTATACGATTTTCTAAATCACCTAATTTCTTTTCAAGATCTCTAGTTAAAGATTCGCAAGTATCTCCTGCAACACCTTCTACTGTCTCTTCAACTTTACCATCTTGTCTGATTTTAAATCTAATCGATTGTTTTGACATGTCCAATCTCCCATGATTCTATACTACTATCTATTGTAACATCAGGTGGAACTATTATGCAGAACCCTATGCCACAATTAAAAGTGGTCTTCATATCCTCTGGTGCAATCTCACCCGCAAGTTGAATCTTTTTAAAGATCTCTGGCATAGGCCATGAATTATAATCTACATGTACATCCAATCCTTTTGGTAAACACCTTGGAAGATTCTCTGGAATACCACCACCAGTTATATGTGCCATACCAAGAATAGGAACTTCATCAATTAAAGTCTGAATTAAAGGAGCATAGATTGTAGTGGGAGTAATAAGTTCTGGAGTATCTGCCCATGCTATCTTATGTCTCCATAACATATCATTAATCAAACTATATCCATTACTATGGATACCATTACTAGGGAATCCAATAACTTTATCACCTGGTTTAATAAGACTACCATCTATAAGTTCATTCTCTTCTACTATACCAGTACAAAATCCAGCAAGATCAATATCATCATCATGTGCTGGTGGTGGTCCATGTCTAGGATGTTCAGCAGTCTCTCCTCCAATAAGTTCTATCCCTGCTATCTCACATCCTTTAATAACACCTTCTATTATCTCATCTACAATAGGAGATAACTTACCAGTAGAAATATAATCTAAGAAGTATAATGGTTTTGCACCACATGTGATCACATCGTTGACACACATGGCAACTAAATCTATACCAATAGTTTTGAAGTTCCTTGATATCTTACAAATATTAATTTTAGTACCAACACCATCAGCACCAGATACCAATACAGGTTTTTCATATCCTGATGGTACCCTAAACATTCCACCAAATCCACCAATAGCAGGTGCTTTCTTCATTAGTCTTTCTACAAAAGCATTACCTGCTTCTATATCAACACCAGAGTCTTTGTAATTCATAACGGAGGAAACTCACTTTCTACTTTAACATCATCACTCATGACTTCAAATTCTTTCATTAATCGTGATACTTGCTTTCTATCTAGTCCTGCTAGTTGTTGGCAGTTATCAAGACATTTATAAATGCATTCCCTATCACTAATAGGACCTTTGATTTCCCATCCCTGTTCATCATAATACTTCTTACCTTTAGTGACCTGTGCTTCTAGGTGTGATAGGTCTTGTTTCTTAGAAGGGTTTTTATAATTATGCTTCATAATGTACATCACATTGGACGTACTTACAATCATCACAATCTATTTCTTCTCTATAAGTTTCTAGTTTGTGTTGAAGTTTATTGTAAGTATCATACCAATATTGAGCACCTGTCTTTTTAAAATCGACATGCTCTTTACGATATTGACACGCCCATATTAGGCGATCAATTTCCTGTTCTCTGAATTGCATCATAGTTATCCTTCCCAAATCATATCTGGCATTTGAGGTTGTGCTTGTCCTCTAACCATTATCATAACAATTATGTATCCCACAAACCATAAGATATTAACAATCCATGCTTGTCTCCACATAAATTTTCTTATTCCCATAACACGGTTAATCAATCTCTCATCATCATAAGTCATGGGTTCTGACGTTGCTAGTCTCCTTACGATCTGTTCAATAATAACCGCAACAATAGTTGCTACCACTAAAGGATAGAACATAAAGTTCAAGAAACTCATAAAAATTAAAAGAGTCTGCATAATGTAAAGTTAGATTACCATTTATTTATAAATATTCTTTTAAACTGTGAGGGGTGGAGTCGAACCACCAAGACCCCCGCAAAGGAATCAGCAGGGAAACAGCCTGCCACGTTTACCAGTTTCGTCACCTCACAAAGAGCCCTTATTTCAGGGCTGATATCAGACGAGTGATACCTATTCCACCCCCACTACGAGGGAAGAAATCAAACTCAAGAAATTTCTCAAGTTCTGCTTCTACTCTTTCCTTACCAAACTTATTAATAATAAGTTGAGCATACTCACCATCTGATATGGTGTAGAAGGTATCTCTCATCTGATTCTTGTCGGTACTTCTTTCAGCACTACCGATAGTTTCCATGCCACCTAATATAACATCAATCTTTTTACTGGTACCATCTTCATTACGTGCCATGTTCCAGAATGGTGATGTCCACTCAGGGAAGTCAGTAATCATACCACGTCCAATCTTTTTCTCATGGTCGTGATCAAGTTCACGTGTTTTAAAAACATCAGACCAATCACTATAGGTTTTAATAGTCTGTTCATCTAATGGTATTCCTAACCATCGACACAATTCTATCTCCATCTCTTCTAGTTCTTTAACACCACCCTTCATCTCAAACTCAAACATGGGAAAGATAGTTTCATGTCTACCTTCTACAGGATTAGGTTCTGCCCTATATGAAGTTGAGACACAGAAAAACCCCTCTGCTTTGGGGTTAGAAAGTAATTCATGTTCAAGCCACATCTGACCTGTCTGAGGTAATGGCCAAACATTACCACCGTAATTATATTCTGCTACAGTTTCTGGATCTTCACATGCAGCAAGGATACTTAGACGGTTCTGTGTGTGTACTTCATAAAAATTTTTAGACAAAAAAAATGACCGTAATTCGGTCACCGCATCCGTAAATTCTTTTGGGTCAATCAAACTCGTCATTATTTCTTTGCAAAACTAATCTATTTAGACAAAAAAAGAGACCCATATAGGGTCTCTTTAAGTTATGTGTTAATCTCAAATTACATGAGGTTAGCAACTTGTGTACGTCTGTAGTACTTGTTAGCGTTAGCTGTAAGAGCACCAGAACCTTGTGTAAGACCACCTGAGAATGGGTTTGAAACCATGCCGTAACGAGTCTTAAATCCAATTTTTGGTTGGAAGGTGTTAGGATTAATTGCTCTGACCTGCTGTAGAGGTACATATGGGCAATAGAATAATCCAGCATCGTAAGGTGAAGTACCTTTGTATCCAGCAACGTAGAAGTGCTTATCAGCAACGTTAGCAGAATAAGGATCAACGTAAACCTTGATCTTACCGTTAAGTGTACCAACAAGAGTTGAAGAAGTGTCATCAACACTAGTCAAACTGTTGTTACCATTAAGAGCAGGAGCGTAGTCTAGAACTCCAGCCATTCCTAGAGCAGAAGCAACGTCTGCAGAGCAGATCAAGATGTTGCCCTTCCCTCTACGAGTTTGCTGACCGATAGCGTTAGCATCTCTTTCTATCTGGAAGAGTAATCCCTTAAACTTCTCAACTGACCATCTACCATTAGAGTCAACGTCAAGGTCAAAGATACCAGCAGCTGCTGTGTTGTTCTGAGCACCAGCTACAGCGTTTGTGTAGATTGTACGAACAACTTCTCTATTGATTTCAGCAAGGATCTCAGTAGAAAGGATGTTAGCAAGCTCAGTCTCAGCATCCAATCCATGAATTGCCTTGAGGTCTTGAGCCATCTCGATGCTGTACTCTGCCTTTAACGCACGAGCTCTAGCAGTAACTGTGACTTTCTCGATTGAGAAACCCATCTCACGGAACTCATTAGTATCCGTAGCATCGTTTAGTCCTTCAACAGTAGCTGTTGTCATGCCTGTGGCATCACCAGTCTGCTCGTAAGTACCAGCAGGAGAATCGTTAAGAAGTCCTGGGTTAGCACCTTCAGCGTCGTTAACAGCAGAAGATGAAGCAGTTGGATCGTACTCAGCAAGATCTTCACCAGCTCCACCAGAGAAACCAGCGTTAGGCTCGTTGAATAGAGCTTCACGGAAGTTGCCGTTAGCAGGTCTACGTTCTGTACCGTAGAATGTTCTCATCGCAAAGATTAGTCCAGTAGGACCAGTCATAGGTTGAACGCCAGCGATGTCATAAGCGATCAACTGAGGCATTGAACGTCTAATAAGACTGATCAATACAGGGTCGAAACCAGCAGTAGCACCAGTTGCTGTGTCAGCAGTAGTGTAACCTGTTGTTTGTAAAGTCTCATTAAGGATTTGTCCTTCCTCTATTTGAGCCTTTTCTTGGTTTTCAAGAAGTTGTGCAACTACACCTTTCTTGTAAGTATCCTTGATCTCTGGAAGAGCATCATGGTTAAGAACGGGAGCCCACTTTTCTTGGAGTTGTTTAATCGTCATTTTTCTCCGAAAATTGTAGTAAGTTTAAATTAATTAATTAGACCAACGAGAGAGTGCATCTACGTATTTCGACATAGTGCCAGTCGTTGTTTCTTCTACCAAAGGTGCAGTTGCTTCTTCGGTGGGTTCAGTTGCTTTATCAGCAGCCTCGGCCTTCCTAGTGAAGTATGATTCCTTGATAGTTTCGACTTTCTTGCGAAAATCTTCTTCAGTTTCAAACTCAACCCCCTCTGCTAGAGAAACGAGTTTCTCTTTCTGGGTCTCAGCGAGTCCAGTAGCACATTCGCTCACTATTTCCATTCTTGTAAATTCACCAATTCTCTTATTTAAAGAGACGTTAGCGTCGATTTGCTCGTTGAGTTTTGTTTCCATATCATTTAGCTCTTCAGCCATACCGTCAAGTAGGTTGAATTTCTCTTCGGGAACAGTAAAGTTTTGTTCCACGAACAGTTTCTTTAGACCGTCAAAGAACGACTCGGCCATCTCAGTCTTGATACCGTGCTCAACCGCTAATGAATTTTCTTTCATCCAGGTTTCAGCAGCGTAAGATAGATAGTCGTCTACTTTTTCAGCCAATTCTGTTTTGATCTTTTCGACTTCTTCAGTCAGAGCAGATTCATAGCTCTCTTGCAACGCTTTAGCTTCGGTATTAACTCTCTCTGTTACAACAGCTTCAAAGATAGTTATTGCCTTAGACCTAAACTCCTCACTCAGTTCTTCACCAGCGACAAGAGCGTCAACATCTTGACTAAAGTCGTACTTGGTTTCAGGGGTTTCTTCTTGGATGACTTCTTCTGTGTCATTCTCTACGTCCTCCTGTTTAGAACTTGCATCGGAAGGCTTAGTATTAAGTGATTTGGATCCTTCCACGCTAACCGAACCAGCAGCAGATGAACCAGCATTCTTAGTACCAGCCGCACCCTCAAGGGAATCGGTTGTTACATTTATAACTTTCTTGCCACCACCTTTCGATGTGTCAATCTTTTCACCTGGTTTTGCGTTTTTGGTTACAGCGTTAGAACCTTCACTCACTTCTTCCATATTATCAAGTTCGGTGTTTTGGGTCTCGGCCATTTTAATATTCTCCGTTAGCATTAGCGTTGATCTGTATTTATTTATAAATTAAATACTTCTTAAAAACTTCTCAAATGCGGAAACCTTCCGTTCTTGGATGTTTATAAGGGTTGCAGCATCTATTTCTTGCTTAAATTGAGCAACATGGGACTCTTTCAAGATGCCATTATCCCATACCCATTCTTTTCCTTCCATAATTCCATCTACAAATGCATCAGGAGCTGAAGGATCTGCTACTATATCTGCAGCAGTTGCAAGCATAAAGTCATCCTGAACAACAGAACAACCTTTACTTTCAGTCTTTAATGAACCCATACCTCTGGAAGAAACTCCCAAACGTACACCTTCATCAAGAAGTGACTTTGCAATCTTACCCATAGGAGTGTCAAGTATCTTTGCTCTTCCGATGAAATTATTTCCATCTTCTTTCAAAGATTCTATCTTATGAGAAACACGATCTAAATTTAGAGAAGGACCATCGGGATGGCCAAGCTCACCAAGAGCACGTCCTTTATGGATATGATTCTCAGTATATTTAGCAACTTCACGTTGAAGTGTAGATAATGGATACTTACGTCCATTTTTATTCTGTATCTCTGCTTGTAGAAATACACCTTCAATGAAGTGTGACCTCTTACCGTCTTTTTCCTCAGATAGAAATTCTACTTGAGTTATTTCTTCAGCTATCAGTCTCATCTTTGGGTTCCTCTATTGGTTCGATTGAATCAACTACCGCAGTATTTGGTGGTAATGGATCTGGGATTTCTTCTGGTTCTTCTACTTCTGGTTGTTGATCTTGTTGATCAACTTCAGTAGCAGTAGGTGCCAATTCAGGTTTTTCACTACCATCTGGCATAGAATTTTCGAGTTCATCAGCAGTAGACTGTCCAGTTTGATCTGGATTGAATCCCCACTCTTTTGCAAATTCAAGTTTCTTTGCTTGAATAGCGTCATATGTAGTTGCACTAATTGCATCATTAGTAGCGTCTACTGCTTTCGCTTTTTCGTCGCTAAAGATATGATCTACAATTTTATTGGCAATTTCACTAGGCATAATAATTCCCACTTTAGTATTTATTTATTAAAATTCCGCCCTACGTTGATCGGCAGCATTAACTACGGACTTTGGGTCGGGTGCAGCCCCCGCTTGTGCAGCTGGATCTCCACCCATAGCAGCTGGATCAACACCTGCTTCCATACCCATTTCCATTTCCATCGCTGGATCAGAAATAAGTCCTTGTTCCATTTCACTCTCAATCTGTTTATCGATTTCTTTCATTTCTACGTCTGTCTGTTTAAGAACGTGACGACGAATATGTTCTATAGAGAAGTACTTACCAACATAAGGATCCATTTGATTGACTTCATTCATCCGTTCGTTACGGATTTCGATGTCCTTCAATTCTGAGAAATAGTTATCAGCAATAAAATCGAATTGGATATGTTCCTTCATATCTTCCCATTCTTCAATGGAACAGATACCTTTTAAAATTAATTGTGTTTTTAAAAGATCAATAAACAATTCCCCAAAACGTTTGCGTAAACGTGCAACAAATTTCTGGAACTTAACCTCATCTCTTGTGATCTCAGCAGCACGACCTATGTTAAAGGTAGTCTCTGTTTCCAATCTTGAGTTAGGAACGTTCAGTGATTTGTATAGTTTCTTCTGGAAGTACTTAACGTCTTCTAGTTCTCCAAGGTTCTGACCACCAGGTAATGTAGTAATCTCAGTTCCTCTACCACCTTCACGTCTAGGAAGCCAGAAGTCTTCTAGCATAGACATGAATTTTTTGTCATCCTTAATCTCACCAGTTTGTGCATCGTATACAAGTTTGTTCCTGTAACGACCCATTACTTCACGTAGATATTGTTCCGCTTTATTCTTTGGAAGGTTACCTACATCAATATAGAAAATTCTTCTTTCTGGAGCACGTGACAATCTGTAGATAACAAGAGAGTCTTCGATCATTCGCAGTTGGTTAACTGCCTTGATTGCTTTGTGCAAATGAGACAAGACCATATTTTTATTAAGATCTTGAATACCAGAGTGGCAATAACTAATTGAATCTGGTGCAATTTTCATACCCTGATTCGTAGCATTCCGTAAACCTTTTGGATTATACAGATAGTAACTAGCACTTTGCTGTGTTAGTTGTTGATTAAGGTCTTGAGTTCGTAACTGATTAGGATTCTTTGCCTCATACTCAGTTACCTTACGAATCTTACGAGGATCTACATAACGTAATTCAACCAATCCACCTCTAGGGTTTTTAGGATCGATTACTTTATGATAAAAAAGTCTTCCATCAACATACCATCGACGGAAGATTTCATAAGATCTATTATCAAAATCAAGAAGACGGAGAATTTCATCGAACTCCTCACGAATTAACTTCTTAATTTTTTCTGATTGTTTTAAATTTGATAACTCTACAGCAATTGGTACGTCTTCAAAGTTACCACATATAGTTTCGTTGACTACATCATCAACCGCACTATCACATTCTGGTTGCAAAACCATTTCCCTGTAACGAGTAATTAACTCATACTCATTACGTAATTGACCATCAAAGTCAACCGAATAGCCATAGTAACCACCACCTACGATAGGTTGCGATCCATCTAAACTATCCTTCTGAACAAAAGAAGGCCCCTTAGGAACCTTCTTTGCTCTCTCTAGTGAAAATCCAAAGAGTTGCGACATTATAATTAAACGTTTGGTCCTGTCTTATTTAGCCTACTTCTAGAACTGTGCTGAATCAACTGGAGTCCAGTACTGAGTCTGAAGCTCAACTGTGAATTCCTCGATAGCATCATTATTACCATAATCAAGATCGATGGCAGCAATACTAGAAGGGAATACGTTGTAGAACTTGTAAGATTTAAGGATTTTTGGAGCCTCTCCATCCTTAACATCTCTAGCAAGTTGGTGTACAAGCATATCAGAGAAATAACCAGTAGCATCATCAGCACTACCTAGTCCTGAAGCCTGAGTAAAGTTCTCATTATATGATTGTATGGAAGAAGTCCATAATTCAAATGCACTTCTTAGAGCAAATGCACTATCGTTCTGGATAGTAATTGTCCAAGGTTCAAATGTTCTGTCTCCAGCAATCTTTAATACTCTTCCTCTAAAAGGAACTTCAATAACACCTATCTGTGATGCAGGTAAATTTGCTGCACGAACAGTAAATTTCCCTAGGTTTATTAATGATGCGTTATTAATAATTCTTTGAGGGAAAGAAAGATCTACTTGGAATAAATTAGGACGAGCAAAGTCTGATGCGACATTCGCTTTAAAATCGTCAATTGTTCCTCTTTTTGCCATGATTGATTATCAGAATACTCCGTCGATATTATTTAGAATAATAACTTTTTTCAGGCATGAAAAAGAGACCCCGTAGGGTCTCTGATCCATCTCGAACTCAAAAGTATTTATTAACTTGCAACCTCAGTAAATGCAACACCAGTACGTGTAGCAACAAATGTTAGAGTAATGTAGTTAATTGTGCGGGTTGGTTTCACAAATATCTCCGCATAGAACTCACCACGGTCAACTGCCTCAGGTGGGTTATTGTCGTTGTCACACTTGACTAAGAAGTCAGTTACACCACGACGACCTTGTACGTCACGAAGATAAGGTTCAACGATGTTCAAGAAGAGACTTCTTTGTGCCTCATCGTTTTGCTCGAAGAGTTGTGATCTAGCAGCACCAGAGATAACTCTCTCGATTGTTAGGAACAAACGACGAACGTTAATTCTATCGAATGCACTTGCAAATCCAAGAGCAGTCTTGTCTCCATATAGTACTACACCCTGTCCTGGGAAGGAAACTATTGGGTTAATTCTATTTGCATAGAGTGTATCTCTCTGAGTTTTGTTAGGTGAGAATGATAATTTAATAGCATTTCTCAAGATACCACGTTGAAAACCAGCAGGTGAGAACCAAGGTTCTGCAGCTTCTGTTGTCTGTAAACATAGTCCAGCAGTATCTCCGTTAGTTGGAATATAACGATAAACATCATTATACTTGTCGTAGATATACTTGTATCCAGAATCAAATACTGAGTAAGAAGAACTTGGTAACTGATCCATAAACTTAACTATGTTATCAGTAGCAGTTGTTGAATTACTTACTCCAACAATATTTCCTCTACGAGGAGAAACGAATAGTAGGCAATCACGACGCTCTTCAACAATATTTGTTAGTGAAGTAATCTTAGCGATAGCAGCAGCATCATCAGCACCAGAAGGACCAGTAAGGATGTAATCAATTGTTTGTGATTCAGGATCTTCTACAAGACCATATGCAGTTGCAAGATCAGCATTAGTAAGTGTATACTCTCCAGAAGCTGTAGCATAGTCAGCACCATCAGCAAGTCTGTAGTAGTAAGTTGCGTTGTTCTTAGAACCAACTGTTGTACGTCCAGCAGGATAATCAGTAGATCCACCAGAAGAACGTAATAGGTTAAACTGACGACTTGTAGCAGTCAATCCCCAGTTACCATCTGAAGGAGTAGAAGTTGCATTAAAGACTCCAGTCTCATGCTCAGCCCAGTAAACATAAGCAGAACGTTGCTTAATTATTTCTGGATAGTAGTTAGTCTCACCAACTGATGTCTTAGCATCAGATGCTTTAGAGACTCCAACAAATCTTTCTAGAACAGCACCAGCAGTTCCTGTGATCTTACCATCAACGTCAACTACAACTACATGTAATTCGTCACGATGACCACCTGCATTAGAAGCAAACTGTGAAGTACCTGGACGTGGAGCAACGTTGATCCATTTTACACCAGGAAGATACTCACGCTCGTTATACTCAGTTCTTACTGAAGTAATTGCAACAGCAGTTGAGTTAGTATCCTGAACACTATCAGCAGCAGCGAAAGAGATGCTTGACTTATCAAGACCAACGTAGAGTTGACGCTCAATACCATTTGCAGAAATTACTGCAGTATTAGATCCTTGAGTAACTGTTTGTGCAGCAGCAATAATACCAGTAACACCACCGCCAGGTAATGCAATTTCAAGTTTCTTATTAGCAGGATCCCAAGCAAGAACTGTTACAGCCTCATTAGATCCACCAATACCGATTGTAGTAGTAGTTCCAGGAACAAAATCACCAACAACAGTTTGTACTGTTAATACTATACTATACTTAAATACTTTACCAGAAGCACCAGAGGAAGCAGAAACAGCAGCGTCAGCAACGAATTCATATTCGTTACCAGATCCAGGAGCAGGAATTACGGCAATCTGATCGGCACCTGCGTCTGTTACAAAAACTCCTATGGAGTTACCTTTTGAACCTGCAGTCCTAGCAGACCACTTGAAGTTATTGTTTGCACCTTCAAAAGTGGTTTCATAATCTTGTAAATTCTTAATTAGAGGGGCAGTACCAGAGTCAACTGCATTCTTTAGAGATGTTGACGTAACACGGATTGTTTTAAGAACACCTCCGTATGATAGGAACTGAGCAGCAGTAAACCAATACTCATAGTTCTGATCATTTGGTTTTCCGAAACGCTCTACTAATCCTCTCTCGTTTGAAATCTCTACTATCTCTTCAACAGGTCCTAATTCAAAAGGTGCAGCAATCACACCCACGTTTGCTGTTGACAGGGTTGTAATAGTGGTCAGGTCTCTCTCCTGTACTACTACACCTGGCGATAATTGATTGGCTGCCATGTTTATATACTCCTAGAATGCCTTATCGGTTGTCTAAGATTATTTATATTTTTGAAACGTCACCTGTACTCCCACATGTAGGACTTATCTCCGTATTCCGCAACCTGCCAAACGTCTCCCTGAGCATCTACAAATTGATCTTCTTCTAGTCCATCAGATACAAATCCGAATGGTGCCATGTCCTGTTCTATAGCATCTTTTTGTGCTTCATATATCCGTGCTCTAACATCATTATCATGCATCTCTTTGAAGTATGGTTGCATAGCCATCCAACCGAATATAACCAAGCACATAGCAAGGTCATCGTTACATCCTTCTTCTGCTTGGAATGATTGACCTTTCTGAATAAAGGTAGTAAGTTCCGCTATGGTATCATAGTCTTCTATAACTAATTTATCTTCTTCTATAAGTGCTTTAAGATTAGAACAACCAACTTGCTTGACAGCAGTACTCATCTTCACACCAAGTTGTGTCTTCTTACCTGAGAATCCCTGTCCTAATTGTTGCCCTGCTCTACCTCTCATAGATGCCATAAGTAGATTCTCATATTCTAAATCGTACTGAATTATATCTGCTACCTGTCCACCAATATCATTTACCTCACAACAAATATATGCTGCGTTATAATTCTTAGCAACATCAACTATTATATTAGGTAATACTATAGGTTTAATTTCATTATTCTTATATCTTGCTACCATCTTATACGGTAACTTAGATGTATCAATTACAGTAAATGCGGAGTAATCTCCACCAACTCCTCTACTAACATCAACAGTTATAATATAATTATGTTCTGGTATTGCCTGTTCAAATACTGCCAATCCTTTCTTTTCCATTAGAGGATCATGATATGGCATTACTCTCAATTTAGAAGGAGCAATAAGAGTATCAACAGATCCTAAAAATTCACACTCAAACTCAACTCTAAACTGTTGCTCAGAAGTGTTTCTAATGGTTTGTTCTTTCCAAACCTCATCCCTACCAGGTATCTCAGACCAATGTACTTCTGTAGGAAGATATTCATTCGTTCCACGCTCTGCATCATGCCAGAGTTTATAAAACATATTCATCCCATGAGGGGTAGATATGATAATAACTTTTGTTGATTTACCAGAAGATATAGTAGGATAGACAGAACTGAAAAACTGGTCAGCAATATGGTTCGGAACAAATGCGAATTCGTCCAAAAATATAACGTTAAAGGACATACCCCGTACAGCACTAGCAGAAGTAGAAGCAGCCAAGATCTTACTTCCGTTTTCCAACTCCAGACTCCCTTTGTTCCATCCGACAATACCTTGTTGAAGCCATTTTGGGAGATTCTCATAAGAAAGTTGTAAGCGGCCCAACATTTCTCTTGCAGTGGCTGCTTTGTTTGCGAGGATTGCGACATTTACATTAGCATTAAAAAGAACATACCATAATAGGTATGAAGTAACAATAGTTGATTTACCAGACTGACG